AAGAGGCCCAAGTTGGGACTCTCGTCGTGAAGGAAGTTCATCTTACCTCCACCAGGAAGTTGACGCCGAAAGTGTACTTACGGTTCCACTCAATGGCATGGGGAGTAGGGGGCTTCACATACATTCTCAAGTTAAAAGATTGGCCTTGGCGCATGCACCGAGTAAAATCGGGGTATGAATATGCCTTCGCCGCTCGAGACTTGCGATTGCTCCCAGGCGCGTACCTGCAAAAGATGCGGCACGCGTTGCGGAATTATGGAAATGATCCCCATAGTTCGATTAAGAAACAGCCATTTAGCAAATACCGTCGAGCCCTAACGGGGAAGACGAGTCCTGTCGGTATCAACCGGTTGTGCCAGCGATACTCGGAGAACTATAGTGCTTTGGTCCCATCGAATACCTGGTCTTACAGGAGCGATGGTCCCATCTCACTTAACGCGTATTACCATGCTTGGACATCCGTGCGAACCCCAGGATTTGGTCGACTCCGCAAAAGCGAACTCCCAATTAATAACTGGAGTTCTTCGATTGTGTTTACTAACAACAATCCGGGTGGGTTACTCGTTGACTCGATTGTAAAATCGGGTTGGTCGAGTTACGCATGGTACTCTCATGCTTGGACCTACACGACTGCGGTGGCAACTCTTGATCTACCGACCATGCCCTCACATTCTGTGGGGGCGTACAATAAAGCCCTGTCAAGATTAGTGGATAAGGGCGGCTTACAAATCGAAGCGAATCTCGCTCAAGACCTAGCGCAGTATCAACAGTCCGTCAGGTTGTTTCAAAATACCTGTTTCCGGATTGCTGGCACTGTTCGAAGTCTTAGGCGAGGCCAATTCGCGGCCGCTGCTGACTACTTATGGCATGGTCAGAACCTGAAATACCGCGACCGTTCAGTGAAGCGACTGTCCAATACTAAAACTCTGGCGGAAAATTTGCTGGAGCTGCAGTATGGATGGAAACCTCTCCTGCACGACGTGGAAGGTTCTATACGGTCACTCAAGAAACTATTTGATAATGATCGTACAATTCAGGTCGTACGCGCTTCGGCACGCATTAGAGGGACGACTCCGATGAATCCTATACTAAAGTATGGAGTCGTGGTGGGTCACGGTGAGAAATTCTTCACCTCCACCACGCGCTTCGGCTTACGGTACAAGGTAGATTCGGCAGCTAAGTCTTTTGCGGCCCAGCTTGGCTTTACAAACCCAGTAAACCTCTTCTGGGAAGTTTTACCATGGTCTTTTGTTTTGGACTGGGCCTGGCCGATAGGTACGTACCTCGAGCTTTTATCAGCTTTTGACGGGCTAACCTTTGTCGACGGGTTTTGTACACAGTTTTCAAAGCAGAGACTGACCGCTGAGATAAGTTTCAACGGTCCTGTGCAGGCTTCTGGCGGCAACGTTAGGGCGTACGGCTCGTATGATCGGACAACGATCCAAGTGAATAGGACAAAGCTAACTACTTTTCCCTCACCGAAGATACCGCGTCTGAAAAATCCGATTAGTCGTGTCCACGTTGCAAATGCCTTGGCCTTGTTAAGGACTGCTTTCGCTTCTGATCCACGGAGCATGCGAAGGTCTCAAAAACCAACGTTTAGCTTCTAGGGCGCGAAACTTAGCAGGTTCTCAGCACTCGTTTGATGTTAATCAAGGAGTACTTATGTCTGCCATAGGCAGCATTAAACTGTCCAGTATTCTCGGCGCCACGGGAGTAACAACCTCCGCGACTGTCGGTGTGGACAAGACGTTTGACCCCGAGGGTTTTATTGCCCCTGGTGTCGCACGGTACGTCGATCGGTCAGCCGGCATCGCTGTCGGTTATCCGAGCTTTTCCATGTCGGTGCGTCCGCCTACCAAGGCGTCGCGCATCTACAGGGTAACAAGCAAATTGTTCCTCCCGACCCTCGAGACTGTCGGCAACGCGTACAACGGCATCACGCCGGGGCCCACGTTAGCTTACGGTCTTTTGGGAGTCATGGAATGTATGTTGCCAGAACGTTCCACACTAGCTGAGCGTACTGCTTTCGCCAGCTATATGCGGAGCCTCTTCTACACAACGATCGCGGCCTCCGATGCGGCTCCCTCAGATGCAACAGGGAGTCCTCTCGCGGCTGCAATACTGAACTTCGATCCCCCCTATTAACGAGGGTTAATCGCACTCCGGCCAAATCTGGTCGGTTGTTCAGAACATTCTGGAGGAAGCTATGTCTTTTGCAAAGCGTAGTACGCAGCTTACCGTAAGGCAGCTGCGATCGTATCGTGTTACGGCACCTGAAGTTTCTTCAGGTTTCATCCTTGACTTTCTTCAAGCCCTGGATTGTCCGCGAGCGCTCACTGTTGCGATTCTCTTCCGAGAGGGAGAGGAACATCCTGCAAAAGGGATGGTCGAACAGGTAGCGGTTACTGACGGAGAGGAACAGGACGTTCCCGCTCATCAGCAGCTTGCTGAACTTGTGTGTGATCCGCTTCACTATGATTCTGTGGTGAGGTTTCGGGATGCCTACGCAGCGACTGCTCTCCTATCAAAGTACGAGGATTTGTTTCTCGGATATGATAAGGATCAGAAAGCGCTAGAGAAGTTCTCGAAGTTTGAGGCCTCTTGTAGACAGACGAATACTCGCTTTCGGGACCTCGGCTCTGACCTCTTATTCAAAGGTCGGACCGTTTGGCTGCATAACGCAGTTACGCGGAAAATTGCCCAAGTCCTTGGCGAGTTTAGTGTAGAAGAGATGTTTAGTGAAGCCAATTGGGGTCCTGGTGCATCGACATTAATCCGTCGACGCGACGCCAGCGCCATCAAGAAGTTCCAGTGCGAAACTGGGATCACACGAGACTTATACGATTTGTTACCACGTGACTCTATCTCGATGAACTATCCGAGTTGGGCCAAGCATTTGTTTGGAACCCGCGGTGAGAAGATTTCAATCCTCTACCCCGACTTCCAAATAGGTAACAAAGTTATCACTGTACCTAAGGATGCCAAAGCAGACCGTGTTATAGCGATTGAGCCAGGATTCAATCTCTGGTTTCAGTTAGCGATTGGCACGATGATGCAAAAGCGTCTTCTAAGGTTCGGGATCGATTTGCGCAAGCAAAATGTTAATCAGCGTATGGCTCAGAGAGGGTCTGTTGACCACTCGTTAGCTACCGTTGATTTTTCATCCGCAAGCGACTCTATCTCTAAGGAGGTCGTCGCGGCCTTAATACCGTCGCGATGGTTCTCTGTAATGGATAGTTGCCGGTCTCGATTTGGCAAACAAGGCGAGGCTCTGGTCGAGTGGGAGAAATTCTCCTCGATGGGAAACGGTTTTACTTTCCCGTTAGAGTCCCTGATATTCTACGCAGTAGCGTCGTGCTGCGCCGAGTATTTACACGAAGCGCCCCTTGACGCAGGGGGTAGCAGAGTGTCAGTGTACGGGGATGATGTTATTATCCCCAATACATGCCTTGAACTCTTTTCTGAAATTAGTGCGTTCTATGGATTCACCCTGAATGCGAAGAAATCACACTTTGCAAGTAACTTCAGGGAGAGCTGTGGTGCACACTTTATGGATGGCGTTGACTGTAAACCCATCTACCTTAAGGGTAGAGTATCCGATATTCCATCCCTTTACCGGTTGGGAAACGGAATCCGTCGCTTAAGTCACAGGTTTGGCGCAAGCCTTTCCTGTGATGTCCGCTTCCGGAAACTGTTTAATTCCCTCGTCAAAACGGTCCCAAAGGCATCACGCCTGAGGATACCGGAAAGACTGGGGGATGGTGGTTTCATTGGCAATTTTGATGAAGCTACTCCAAGTCGCATGCACCATTGTGTCGAAGGATACAATGTTATGCATGTCGTGGACGCGCCGAAAACGCGCGAGTCGAGCGAGTTTGGCCTTCTTTTGGCCCGACTTTGGGATATGCCAACGCAAGAGGAGAGATGTATTTCTCCTCTAAGAGGCCTTACGCCTCTCGATGAACTCCAACGCTTCGCACGCCATCATCTCGAGAACGAACCGCTTGTTCTCGGGAAAGCTCGTGGGAATAAAATTCCACTTGCTGGTGACACGGAGTGTAAAGTGAGTCGAGCTGTCGTACGACAGTGGGACGATCTTGGACCATGGCTTTAATTAGCTGTAGGTCTGTTCGTCTATAAGTCATCACCGTTAGAAGTATT